TGTGGAATAGGATCCTTGAGCTTTTGAAAGAACTCCAGAAGAAAAAGACCCACTGCCTGAAGATTCATTACTTTCACCGCAAGAAAAGGATATATATCCTGTTGCATCGTTATTTAAACCTATTGCAGAACTATAATTTCCTGTTACATTATTCAGTCTTCCAATGGCTACTGAATCTGTCCCTGTTAATGTATTCGATCTTCCTGCGTTAAATGCGGATTCAGTGGAAGTAGTTAAAACTTCAAGTTTTGCTAAAGGGTTGTTCGTCCCAATCCCGACATTTCCAGAACTATAGTGAATATCCCCAGAGTTTGTTGCTGGAGACCATGCATTTCCACCTGTTAGGGATGTCCACCCTCCAGATGTCCCATCAATATTTCCTTGAAAGTCAATTCCAGTCCATCTTATTGTTCCAACATTATTGTTTGTGGTTGTATCGAGTTTTATTGCTCCATCAACTTCTAATTTTTCAGAAGATGTTTCTATTCCAATTCCAACACCACCTGTAGTAATGCTAATAGAATTGTCAGGTGAATTTGGAAGAATTCTAAATGGAGTTACAGTATTGTCAGCATCAAAAATCTGAAATCTATCTGACACACTACCTCTGTTACATATGTCCCAAACTTGATCATCGTTCTCTAATCTGATATGAACATTTGAATTTGTTGTTGAACCATCTTTTAGATGTAATAAGGTTTGAGGTGATGAAGTTCCAATACCAACTTTTCCAGCAGCACTATTTAAAACTAAATCTGATTCACCACCACCAGAATTTATAAAAGATGTCGTACCAGAAGCCCACATTCTGAGAGTTCTTCCACCACTATTCGTTCCACTTCTGACGATAATCCCATTATCAGAATTATCTCCGTTGGTTATTATCTCAAGAGGACTTGTCGGGCTTGTTGCTCCAATACCAACTCTACCATCTTCAAGAATTGTTAATCTGTTTTGTTCTGCTCCGTTTGAATCTGCTAAATTTATTTCAAAACCACAACCAGCATTAGCACCGAGTCTATTGATTCCAATTGTACCTGCAAGTAAATCAGTATCATTATTTTGCGAAAACCTCAAAAGTGTTTTTGTTGCAGCTGCATTTGTTGAATTTGTAAGTGTTGCAACGATTTCATTACTGTCTGTTACATGTAATTTTTTGTTAGGTGAATTTGTTCCAACGCCGACATTTCCACTATTTAAATTATAGATGTGATTTGTATTTGAATCAAGTACCCATTGAAAGGAACTGTTGTTAATATCTCCGGAAACATCCAAGTCTCCTTCAATAATCCATTTAGGAAATGATTCATCCCAATAGATTCTTTTATTATCTGAAGACCCTCTGTTGACCTCTATGCCGGATTCTAAGACATCTGGCGGAGTTCCAGTCAAATTAGAGTTAAGAAGTATAGTATTGTCTTCAATATTTAATTCAGTAGTGTTAATAGTCGTTGTGGTGCCATCGACAATTAAATTTGCTTTGACGTGAAGTTGTCCATCAACTGTTAATTTCCCTCCTATTGAGGCATCATTCTCGACATATAAGTTGTTATCAACATGTGGATATAAATCTTTGAGTCTGTCCACTATTTCATTGGTTTTTTGTCTCCAAGTTTCTATAGTGTCTTTTGGTGTAACTCTATTCAGCAATGGACTTGTCATCACGAACTCCTAAATTTCTATTATTATTTTTTTATATTTATAAATCTATTTTTTCTTTTTGGTTGTTCTTTTCTTCTTCTTTGGAACTTTCATTATTTGTTCCAATTCATCTTCAACCTCTTCCAAAGAAACTTCTTCTTCCTCTTCTTCAAGTTCCTCTTTGGGTTCCTCTTTGGGTTCCTCTTTTGGGTTGGATTTTTCAATGAGTGCTCTATGAAGTGATCCACATTTTTCAGCAACAGATATTCCATGTGCTTTTACAACTGTGTCCAAAGCTGAGATGATACTTTCTATTTCTGTTTGGGAAAGTTCTACCAAATAAATTGTTTCTTTTTCTTGTTCCATTTTAAACTCCTAAATTGCGAATTAATTAAAAAAGGGAGTGAGGAAACCCTCACTCCCAAGTATTTATAAAACTAAAATACTAATTAGGATACGATGAAGTATCTGATTTCAATATCGTCGCCTTCTTCGATAATTCCAGAAGCAAATTTGATTTTGGAATTGGAAGAATCCAACCAGTACTCATAAGTACCAGCATTGATTTCAGCCTCAGAACCGAATCTTAATTTCTGACCGTTCAAGTAAACTTGAGATAAGTGGTCAAATTGATCGTTAGAAGCAGTTGCTAAATCGATAGCAGCAGCAGTATCTTCATCAGAAGAAACTTCTTCATTGATTATCAATTCTTTTACCTTAGTAAAAACAACAGCAGAACCGTTATTGTAAGCCATTTGCATGTCGCCTTCTTCTAAGTCAGTTAAACCACCAGAAGATACAGCAGCATCAACATAAGACTTAACAGCAGCCTGGGAAGGAACAACATCATTAGAAGTTCCAAGAGCAGCACTGTTATCCTTGAAGTCAATTTTACCAACAGAAATTGAACCAGCAAGCATCGCGTTAGTTACAGAACCATCTTCGATAGTTAAGTCAACGTCAGAAACGTTAGCAGATCCGTCGATAGAGAAAGAACCAGTAACATCACCAGTAGCGAAAGATACAGTTCTAGCGGAAGACCAAGCATCAGCACTGTCAGCATTACCAGTCAAGTCACCCTCAATGTCAGCAACCAAAGTTGCAGGAGCATAACCAGCACCAGAAGTGAAGGTTGGAGCATTACTGGAAGATAAATCTTCACTTGTAGTGAACAAGTGGAATTTTTTATCAGAATCGGAAGCATCTCTTACAAGACCAGCATAGTTGTTCTCTCCAGCATATCCGATAAAACCGATATCTAAATTGTCGTTGCTAGTGTTATTCTTAGCTAATTGAATCATTGAATCTTCAACTATCAAGTTGTTAGTGTCAATAGTAGTTAAACTACCTAAAACGGATAAACTTCCTGTTACACTAAGATCACCTGACATAGAAACGTCACCAGATCCGTCTACAACTAAAGCATCTGTTTGAATAGTCAAAGTTGAGGAAGCAGCCAAAGTAGTAAAAGAACCAGTAGAACCACTGATTGTAGTACTAGTGATTGATCCGCCACCGATAGATACACCATTACACTGAAAAGTGCCAGCTTGAACCAATCCAGAACTAGCATTAACAGAAGCTAAAGTGGAAGCACCAGCAACTAAAGCACCAGATCCGGAACCGAAGTTAGCAGAAGCAGCAGTTAAAGCTCCGTCAGCATCGATTGTGCTAGTAGTATTTAAAGCACCAGCAGATGAGATAGTTAATTGATCGTTACCTACAGCAAAGTCACCTTTGGAATCCAAAGTTCCTTCAACTACAGTATTACCAGAAGCAGAAGCAACAGTAAATTTGGAAGCATCGTTTGAATCTTTAATAGCAAGGTCACCATTCAAAGTTTGAGCAGCAAACTCTACGTTATCGTCAGCATCCAATCCAGCATTTTGTCTTACTTGTAAAGCTGTTAATTCTACAGGAGCTCCTGCGGAACCTTCTGCTCTTCCTAAGATGATACCAGCAGATAAATCTTGCAATTGAGCGAATTCAATAGATCCGTTTAATATCTGGGAATTACCCCTAATTTTTAAAGCCATTTTTTTCTCCTTTATGAAAAAAATTTATTGTTTTTTTGTATTATCTATTTCTCACTTCACTTAATTATATATAAGATCACCATGGTCTAAAGTTAAAATTTTTTATAATATAACAAATATTTTTAAGATTTTATAAAATATCTAATTTCCAATTTATCGTTTTCAGATATAGTACCTGAATTAAAGTTAATTTTATCGTTTGTTGAAGAGGATGATAATGAATATGTCTGAACTCGTCCAGCAAAATTATCATATCCAGTACCCCTTTCAGAAATAACTAAAAAGTCACCATCTCCGTCAATAGATACCTTATATCCAAATGCATATGGATTTCTAGTTCCAGAACTTGCACCATTAGGGTTTTCGATACTATATCTATAATCCCAAGTACTTGTAGAGGAATTCCAATCATATAATTCAATCTCACCTTCATCTCCACCGCCATTTGCATATTGATATTTTGAAACTGCCATAATAGTTGCATCACTATTAATTTGAGCAGAAAATCCAAAATAATCATTAGATGAAGGACTGTTAGATGATTCTAAGACATCTCCTCTTTGATCCCAAGAATTTGTAGAAGAATTCCAATCATAAACATAGACTCCACCTTGATTTGTGGTATCACCTTCCCATAAAGCAGATCCAACAACTAAAACCGAACCATCATTTGATAAAGATGTATCTCTACCATAGAAATCGGAAGCAGCTGCATCTGAAGGAAGTAATACTCCACCATCGTCAGTAATAGTCATATCGTTTTCATCAGTAATATCAACATTATCAATATAAACATATCCAGTAGGACTAGGAAGATGTCCATAGAATATACCTATCTTGAAACCTTCATCTGAAACCATATCATTAGTTGCATCAAACTCAAACTCAATAGTTCCACTAGTTCCAGAAACTACATCGTTTATATCTGGATAAGCAGCTGCATATGCAGCAGCGGCACCATAATTTGTTCCTGATTTTGGCCATATTCCATATTTAATATTTTTCACATTATCACCGTCAGCATTGCCAACCGATCCTGTCCAATCATGAACGCCAATTTTAAGTTTATAAGTTTGACCAGAAACCATAGCAGTTGTGGAAACCGTTTGAATAGCCCATCCCCAATGTCCACTGCTACCAGTAAGTTTTACAGAACCACCATGATCAGAAGACCAAACAGCAGAAGAACCAGACCCAGAATCATCTAAAGTCCAGTCATTAGCATTGGAAGCAAAAGTTCCGTTAGTTACAATAGAATCTCCATAAGACCTTTGAATCCAATCTTCAGATGAAGAATCCCAATCATAAACATAGGTAGCACCTTGGTCTGCACCTGCATCCCCATCATAACAATAAACACCTACAGCTAGAACCAGACCATTTCCACTTATGGAGACATGGGTGTGGTAATCTTGTGTAGTTGGACTGGGATGTGATAGCGTTGAACCTTTCTGAGACCATGAACCGTTAGCATATTCAAAAACATAAGCAGCACCCACATCGGTAGTTGCATTATCCCACATCATAGCACCTGTTGCTAAAATAGTACCATCAGAGTTCAGTGAAGTAGACTCACCAAATCTATCCGTATTTCCTGCATCAGGTGCAGTTATAACAGAACCTCTTTGATCCCATTCTTCATTAGTGGAATCCCAATCATAAATGTAGACTCCACCTTGGTCAGTATTATCACCTTCCCATTTATTTGCTCCAACTGCCAAAACTAGACCATCACCAGATAATCCAACACCAGATCCAAAAAAATCATTTGCAGCTGAGTCATCCGCAGTTAAATCATTACTATATTTGGTAGCACCAGCACCACTTTCAGAAAACCAGTAATCATTAGTTGTACCATTATTAGACGAATATCTTAATTTTTGACCATTCAAATAAACTTGAGATTTGCTTTGGTAAGCACTCTCAACTTCTGTAGATAAAGTTAAATATCCACCAGTCTGATCATCAGAAGATACTGTTTTTTGAGAAATGATCTCTTTCACTTTAGTAAAAGATAAAGTTCCTCCATCATTATGAACCATTTGCATATCTCCAACTTCTAAATCAGTCAAACCTCCAGAAGAAACTGCAGCATCAACATAAGATTTAACAGCAGCTTGAGAAGGGACAACATCATTGGAAGTTCCAAGAGCAGTACTAGTGTTTAAGAAATCAATCTTTCCGATAGCTATTGAACCACCCAACATCGAATTTGTTACAGAACTATCTTCAATAGTTAAGTCAACGTCAGAAACATTAGCAGAACCATCAATTGAAAAAGAACCAGTAACATCACCAGTACCAAAAGTTACAGTCCTTGAAGAACTCCAAGCATCAGCACTATCAGCATTACCAGTCAAGTCCCCTTGAATATCAGCAACCAAAGTTGCGGGGGAATAACCAGCACCTGAAGTAAAAGTTGGAGCGTTACTAGAAGACAAGTCTTCACTTGTAGTAAACAAATGAAATTTCTTATCAGAGTCGGAAGAATCTCTTACAAGACCAGCATAATATGTACTAGTGCTTGATGACCCTCCATCACCTTCAAATCCATCTTGATGGAAAATAGTACTTCCAGAAGGATCTGTTAAATGTACATCACTAACATAGATTCCACCAAAGGAACCTCCACCCCATGTTTCAACAACTAAAACCACACCAGAAGCCATATCATTGTCAACTTGGAAAGTTAAAGTTACTTCATCACCACTAGTCAAACTTCCAGAACCGAAAGGTTGATATTTGTCAGGGTAAGTTCCAAAAGAAGTTGTACCATAATCCCATACTGCAATTCTTCCTGAGAAACTTCCACCATTCAAGTCTGGGAAATTGATAGTTGCTTTTAGTTGATAATTTCCAGATTGCTGAAAATTAAGACCTGTAGCATCAACATCTCTTGCCATTTTAGATCTGTTGTTGTTTCCACTCCCTCCACTTACTGAAGTTATTGCTAATTTAGCAGAACCTCCATATGAAGAAGAATAAGTTGCACTATAATTATAATCAACTCCACCATCACTAAAATCATCAGATGAAACATCTGACCAACTATCACCTAAATCATCACCATCTGAAGAACCTCCAGAAGTTGAAGCATACTTCCCAACAAAACCAATATCCATATTGTCATTGCTAGTGTTACCCTTAGCCAATTGAATTAGTGAATCTTCAATCACCAATTCTGTAGTGTCTATGGTTGTTAAACTACCTAAAACAGATAAACTTCCTGTGACACTAAGATCTCCTGACATAGAAACATCACCAGATCCATCTACAGACAAAGCTCCTGACTGAATATTCATAGTTGAAGATCCAGATAAGGTAGTAAAAGAACCAGTAGAACCACTGATTGAAGTACTAGTGATTGATCCACCACCAATAGTTACACCGTTACTAGTAAAAGAACCTGCTTGAACCAATCCAGAACTTGCGTCAACGGAAGCAAGAGTGGAAGCACCAGCAGATAAAGTACCAGATCCGGAACCAAAGTTAGCAGAAGCGGAAGTTAAAGCACCAGTTGCATTTATGCTACTGTTAGTGTTTAAAGCACCAGAAGAGGAGATGGTTAACTGATCGTTTCCTACAGCAAAATCCCCTTTAGATTTCAAAGTTCCATGAATTATAGCATTTCCGGAATCGCTATCAACAGAAAATTTCTCAGATTCGTTTGAATCTTTGATACTGAGATTGCCATTCAATGTAGCAGAACCAAATTCAACGTTATCCGTGGTGTGTAACCCTGAATTAATTCTTACATTCTCTCCGGAGATTGACGAAGCATCACCAGAACCTATACCTGAAGGTCTTCCAATTATAGTTCCAGCTTCAACATCTTTAATGTTTGATAATAGTATAGAAGAATTCTTTATCTGTGAATTACCTCTAAATTTTAAAGCCATTTTCACTCCTTGAATTATCATCATATACCATAATAAACAATTCAAGTTTCAATACGCTTAAACTTATATATAATACTTTTTTGGGAAAATTGAAAAAAAAAATAAAAATATTTAAAATTATTTTTTCGTATAGATTATTCTGATGAAATCTCCAACCTGAGCACCTAATAGTGAAATGTCAACTCTTGTGGAATTTATAAAGGAATAATGGAAATTGATGTAGTTTGTGATACCATTAAGTTCTGCTGTTGACAGATTATATAATGAGGGTTCTGCTTCAATATCCAAATCTACATATCCATTATCTAAAATTTGTTGATCAACTTCAAAAACTTGCGCAGTCTGTGATCTTGTAGTTTCAAGCTTAAATTTATTTGAAGTTGAATCCCACATTAAAGTTCTGCCATTCTCTAACTGAGAAGGATCGACATCATCCATATCCAATATCCTTACTGCTCCACCACCAGCAGAGGATGAAGAAATAAAGGACATTCTTGTAACTTGTTGAGTGATATGGTTTCTAAAATCTGAAAAATCGTTTATCATTTTCCCAAGTTTAGATTCATATTCATCTTTAGTTTTTTGGAGTAAATCTTCATATTTACTCTCCATACTTGATAATTGTTGCTCAACCTCTTCTTTATATGAAGTGTCAACCTCTGTTGGGATTTGAGTAATGTCTGGATTGACTTCAACTATTTTGTAAAAGGAATTTTCTTTTATTACACTTTTACTATTTGACAATTCCTCTTCAATTGAAACAGATTCTTTCTTATCATCTTCTATGGATGATATTTCTGGTTCAATCTCAGGGATCTCTTCTCTTTCTTCTCTTGTTATAATTTTTCTACTGTTCAAATCTCTCTTCAGATTATCAATAATATTGTAGTCAAAATTATGATCAATTTTAAAATGATCTTCAAAATCAAAATTACTTACAGATTTACTTTCATCTAAATGGAATTGAAAAATATCAATCTTTGGAATCTCAATTATAGGTTCTTCAACAATTTGAACAATCTCTTCTTCAACTTTAAAATAATCTTCAAAAATTAAATCATTAACAACTTTACTTTTATCCAACTGAATATTAAAAGTCTGTAAATTAAACTCTTTTATGAAATCGTAATTAGTTACAGAAGAATTTGAATTCAACCCTATATTGAAAGATAGTTGTTTAACAGGAACAAACTCCTCTTTGAAAAGTTCGTCAAGATTTTGAATCTTGCTTCGATCAACTCTAATTGAAAAAGTTTCTAAATCAAAAACTGCTCTGAAGGAATTATCAATATCCTCCAAAAGAATCGGATCTGAATTTAGTTCAAATTGAAAATTTACCATTATTCTTCATCCAAAAAATTAACTTTTCCCATTAATTGTGAAACTGTCTTAGTGCTAATATTGTTTGCAGTAGCAAAATTAGAAACAATGTCATTATCATCTAAAAATACTGGTTCAACCTCTTCATCCAAAACTTCCTTTTCGTTTTCGAAAGTTTGATTGTCGTCAGATAGTTCTGCGCCAGCATTACCAAAATCGTCAGGAGTGATATCTCCAGTTCCTTGCTCTCTTTCTATCTCTTTTTTCATAGCAGCAATCTCAGCATCACTGAATTTGAAAACGTTATTATACATCCATTTACGAGATAGATATTCCCCAATATAAGATTCTGCATCAGTTGCTAAAGAAAACCTTTCCCTCATCAATTCCATAGTCTTTAATTCAGAAAAATAGGAATTGTTGGAATATACAAATTCAATCCTGTCTTTATTCTCTTCCCACTCTTCTTTACTCATTACACCTTTCATAACGAGTTGAGTTGATAAAAGATCATAAAAAATATCTGAAAATCTTCTTCTCAACCTATCGACAAATTTAGCAAACTTGACTTCATCTCTCGTTATCTCACCACTTCTACCCATATTGAAAGCAGTCTCTTGTTCTAATCTGGAAGTTGGAATGTTCAATGCTTTGTATAGTTTCTTTTTGAAATACTCGACATCTTCCATTTCACCAAGATTCTGTCCAGCTGGTAAAGTTGAAATTTCAGTTCCTGACTTTCCCTCTCTTCTTGGCAACCAATAATCTTCAGTCATTGTAGTAAATTTTCTATCATCTTTCACTTCACCTGTTCCAGAATCATAAACCAATTTATTCCTAAACCTTCTCATGATATCTTGAAGATATTGTTCTGCTTTTGTTCTTGGAAGATTGCCCACATCGATGTAGAATACACGTCTTTCAGGTGCTCTGGAGATACGATATATGACCACACTATCTTCTAACATTAATAATTGATTTAACGTCTTCATTGCCTTGTGAAGGTGCGAGAGGACTTGTTCCTTCTCACTATCAAATAACCCCGAATGGGCATAGGCAATATTCTCCAAAGGGATTTTAATATTTGTTGACAAATTACCTCTTGTTGAAGTGTATCCTGGTTGATAATTAGATTGTTTACTGTAAACATAATACTCTTTAACACCTGTAATTAATTCAACACCAGTCTTTTGGTCTGTCTTTTTTGTAATCTCTTTAACTTTCTTCATACTTAAAGAATCCAACCTTTTAACTGTTTGTAAACCCCTATTTCTATCTTTATGAGGAACTTTTTGATAGAATATTCTGCCATCAATATACCAAGATTTAAATATTTCAAAACCCTTTGATCTGAACTCTAATATATCAAGAACGTTTGCGAACTCTTCTGAAACTTTTTTCTGAATTGATCTTGACCAAGCAGTTCTTTGAAGGTCTACTTTTACAGTATCCTCCCTTTCATCACCAACGATTGAATCAACAACAATATCATTAATTGCCTCATCAACCTCTGGTTGGAATGCCATATTTCTATATTTCTTTATTAAGTCTTTCTCATCTTGAAAGGAACTATCATAGTTTAATGTAGTCCCTGATGTAAAAAATACTCCAGCACCATCTTTGTCTTGAGAAAGTTCAACAATTTTTGAACCGTCATCGTTTGGTTCGTTTAATAGTGGTGGAATGGGTTTTTCATCACTCTTCAAAAAACCGAATAAATCAAATTCATAACCTAAAAATTTTGGCATTATATTCTCCAATATATAAAAAAAAGAGTTCCACTATTATTTAGTAGAACCCTTCTTTATAGTTAAAACTCAAATTAGTTTATACGTTGTCACCCTTTGGGAAATCAATATTAGAAGTCTTTCCAGAAACTTCCCACCAATCGATTGAGAAAGTTACATCAAACTGCTGAATCTCATCAGTTGCCCAATCTAAAGCAACAGCAGATAAATCAGTTGGGAAAATTCCCTTGAATGTATACCTTCTTATAACGGAACCGTCTTTAGATAGTTGATCAATGTAACCGTCAGTTTTGTAATCTCTTAAAGCAACTGGTTGCTGATTATCAATATGACCGTTAATCAAGTTCATCCACTTTTCTAAATCGTTACGAATCGCAAAATCCTCATCGTTAATGATAGTCAAAGTCCAATCTGGGAAAGCAGGTCTTGTTCCAGCAACTTTAACTTTTCTCCCCATATAATCAACCTCTATAGGGTTTATAACTGATTGAGGGATACCAGAAGATGCTTTACACAAAAATTCTAATTTCTGACTGGATGCTTCACCCAAACCTTCTGGGTATGTAAAAGATGCTTTAAAGAGAGCAGAACGAGCTCCACCACCTAATAAGTTAGATTTGATATTTTCTATTGAATAAGCCATTATTCTTTTCTCCTATTTTATACAGAACCTACAACTTCACTAAACTCAACATCTGTTCTAACTGCAACAAAGTTAAGTTCTATGAAATTAATACTTCTGGCTGGTTTAATGTATATATCACCGATGAATCTGTTCTGATCTATAACTTGACCAGTGTTATTACTTTCGTCACAAACAACCAAGAAATCGGTAATTCCTTGTCTTCCTTGAACCTCTTCCAAGAAAGGTATAATAGTGCTCTTGAATCTTTCTCTTGTGTATGAAGTGTTATTTTCAAACAAGAAGGATCGAGCAGTTCTTGAAATAGTCTTTCTCAAAACTATGAAAAGTCTCCGAACATTGATTCTGTCGAATGCAGAAGGTCTTCTCAACATAGTTCTGTCACCATAAAGGATTGCTCCTTCTCCTGGGAAAGTTGTTATTGAGTTAACACCTAAAGGATATAAAACATCTCTTTCTGCTTTCTTGGATTTCCAAGCAAGTTTGATAACATTCTTTAATCCTCGACCACCTGGACTGAACCAAGCAGCTCTTTCCAGATCAGTTTCTGCCATCAATCCAGCAGTATCTCCGTTACATGGAACCCATCGATTAACATTGTTGTACTTATCGAATTGATATTTCCAGTTATCATCCATAACCATGAAACTACCTTTTAAGTCTTTTAATCCACCAACATTTAAAGATTCCCTGTAGGATTTTATTTCAGTCATTGGGTCTGCGTCAGTAACATTTGCATATAATGGGGAAATAACTCCAAGACAATCTTGTCTACTTGAAACTATTTCAAAAACCTTCACAGCAATAGTTGCGTCCCCATCAGCACCTAACAAGAAAGATATATCAACTAATTCTTCGTCAGCAAATTCGTCATAGGCATTCGATAACCCTGAATTATCAACAGATCCGTCAACACCGTGTGATAATGAGATTTCGTATGAGGAATGACCGGAATAACCGTCATCAACCCCATCACCAGCAGGAGTTCTCACTGTTCCAATTATATCATCATGAGCATGAGCAGTTCCGTCAGCTTCAGTATAAGTTTCTCCGGCAGTAAGAGTTACAGTCATACCGTCAGGCATATCATAACTATCCCCTGCTGCCCAAAGCACTGCTGCAGGTAAACTGTCACCAAGTGCAGTACCTAATAGTATATCAGCTTCAGATTGACCGCCATACATTGAAACTTCACCTGTATCCGGATGGGAGACTACCCATTCAT